GAGGTAAATAATCCATCATTTTTTGAATTAGAAATTCCATGATAACCAAAATCAGATGTTTTTGCTAGAACAAACGTTCCTTGTGGTTTTGGGTAACCAGGTTCAATTCTTGAACCTGATAAATAATTTGAAACTACTAATGATGATGATATGAAAGTAACAATACCAGTAATATCAGATTTCAAATCTCTAGGATTTTGCAATTTTCTGTAGTTTGGTCCACCATATTCTCTGAATCTCATACTAGAATCAGGATCAATTCCGACAGCTCTTAAAAATGCTTTTATACTGTGCTGTGTACCTTTTGATCTAATTACTGCTGGTAAATTAATTAATATTCTTCTTAAAATTTCATGTTGTATGGATCTAATAGATAATGATTCATTACCTTTTATTAATGGATCTATATTTTCGGCAAAAAGATATTGTTCTATTGTTGAGTTGTTAAAAATCGGAGGTATGTAAAAACCATAGTGTTTTGCAACATCAAATAAAAGATTATTTGGAATGCTTTGATTTATATCATAATCAACTGTTCTTAAAGTGCTAAATGCATCTAAAAATAATTTAATCTCATCAAAAAATTTTGCCCATATATAAAGTAATGATAACAATACCTGAACGTTATTAATTTGACCTTGACCGGGTATCCCGTTACCTGAATATGGCTCATTATTGTTTTCTTCAGCAAAGCTTAATCCTTCACTTTGCGCTCCTTCTGTGAGATAGTGTCTTGGAATAAGTCTTGTTATTAAGTTTGGATTTTCTAAATCATAACTTGACGCGCTAGTAAGCAGTTCTACGTTTAAAGATACTACATCTTGTTGTGCAGGAAACAAAACTGGAGACATATCATTTCTTTCATATGTCATTTTACTTTTGTTGTCCTGTGTCGCATCTTCACGTAAGACAGCTAAAAAATTTGTGATGTATGAATGTAATGAATTTCCTGAACTATCTAGAATTATTGAATTTGTTATATCTCCAGATATTGGTGATAAAGGTGGTGGAGGTTCATTAAATTTATAATATAGTTTTAAATCTTCTGTTGAATATATTGATTTTTTTGCATATAGTTTTTGTTGTTCTAGAGTTCTTACGGAATGAAATATTCTAAGTTCATCTATACTTGCAGATAATGTTTGTTGTGGGTTTATTAAAACTCCGTTAACGTAATATTGTGATCCACTTCCTATTATAAGATCTGATGAATTAATTTCAAGATCATTTATTTGAGATTTTTTATCAGATTGTGAAACCAAAGATTCGTTATTATAAATCTTAATATTTCCTATTTTTGAATTTCTATCAAAAACAAAACATAAATGATTAAACGTTCCTTTATTTATCTTTGTTGTTGCTGTCAATCCTGACGAACCAGAAAAAACATCAAATTGAATTTCACCCTGTGTCGTCGAAGCAAGTGAATTAAGACATATAGAGAATCCATGGTTATAACCAGAATCTATTTTTTGTAACAATACTTGTGTGCCATTTGTTAAAATTTCAGGTACTTTTAAATGTAATTCAATGCTTAATGATTTACCATTTTTAGGATTCAAGACCGATGTTTGAGCATTTGCATTAGGACTTAGTGCAGGGAATAAAGCACCTTGGATGTCTTTAACACCGATCCATGTACCTAATTTAGAAGCATATCCATTTGATGGATTTTCTCCAATTTGAGTACCAGAAAAGTGTAATTGACCTTTATATTTAGGAAATCTATCAAATACCCATTTATCAAATCCAGTTAAATTTGTGAAAAAGTTTTCTATTTCTTGTCTATTGCCGTCAAAAGGATAATTGTTTATAATTTGTTCAAAAGCAAGGTTTACTTTAGCTTCTGCAGACATAAAAAACGTATGATTTTCAAATTTTGTCCAATCAACGTTTAATTGTTGTGTCGATTTTAATCCAGAGCCATCGGGATCATAACCAAATGAATTTACATTTTCAAAATTTGATCCTGTGATATCATTAAGTGTAAGTGAAACTGATTTTCCACCTTCTGACACATGTTTAAAAAACGATGGTAAATAATTTGAGCTATTATAGTATGACATCGTTAAATAACCTGTGTATCACTGATATTAAACATATTTGACACGGATTTGAATACTTTTTTTGTTGATCCTATTATTAACAATATATCAATGATATAGCTTCTTTCTTTTACTAAGTTTGTTGTATCTAAAATAAAATACATACCGTCTGCATCACTACTAATTCTAGTTGAATCGTACTTTTCATCAAATTCGATTATAATATCATTGGTTAGTACATCTCTTACTTGATAATAACATTTACGTAAAACTAATCCAGGTAATTCAATCGGTCTCTTTGTTAATTTAATTGTTGGTGATGTATAATCAAAAACATTAACTCTTACAAAGATGCTTTCATTTGTTCTATGTAAAGATTGTATTCCAGAAACATTAACAACATAATTTTTAAAATCTATATTACTAGATCCTCGTTGAGGACCATAAAACGTAATGTCACTTCCTGTTAAATATGTAACTGAACCATCAATTGAATGCCAAATAGGTGTGAATATCACTGATCCTGATTGTTGCAACTTTTTGTTTAAATTTTGATTTAGCGCTACTGTAAATGATGCTGAATATATTCCTGAATAGAAACTTGAACCATTACTGTGTTGTGATCCTGTGAAAATTAATTCATAATTTCCACCCGATATAGGTGTAGATAACTTTAATAATAGACTATTTGAACCGGTTATTTGCGTTGATGATGAACCACTTGTTATATTTGATAATTCACCATAAGCATAATTTCTAAGAAATATGCTAGATAGTTGATCGAATCTTAAATTTTTAGAATCATCTTGAATTGAATCATTATATTTCACAACAAGCTTTGGATGTTTTGTTTCATCATATGCTGATCTACTCGCAAATCTTTTAACATAATAAGAATATTGATTGTCTTCTTGTTCAGAAGATAATGAAATTCTGAAACCACTATCTGGTATTAGTCCAACTAATGTTGCTGAAATTATTTTTGTTACATCGACATTTAAATTTTCTTCACCCGTTATAAAAGTTTGTGTTTTTTTAAAATCGTCAATTGATGTGGAACCTGTTATATAATCACATATTTGATTCGAACCACCACCAAATCCTGCACCTTCAGAAATCCAAAGATCGTTAATGGACGCTGAAATATAGTTACATGCATCAAAATCTGAGTAATAAACTACATCTCTTCCACCACCTTCATCAAATGATTTAGACAGTGGATAGATTGAAATATTAAAATTAGAAGGGGTTGTTTGACCTCCATAAACATCAAATAATTTTAATGTGCAATTAAAAGTACTATGATTGATGTTTATTAATCCTGAAGTGTATTGATCTTTTAATTCATCAAGATCAAAATGAATTAACAATCTGCTGAGTTCAAGATTTGGTACAGTTCCAGAAAATGTTGTTCCATAAAGTTTAAATAAATCTAAAGAACCAGCAGATCCAACATTTGAACCAGTTCTACTCGATAACACACCATTAATTCTTATGAATCTATTTGTCAAATATGCATCTTTGTCAGCTTTTAAAATTTTATACATATTACAAAGATGTCCTTCCTAAAATATCAATATCAGGATATTTGATTTCAAATATCCCACCCTCTGGAGGAAATAAAATTCCTTTTCTGATATTTGCGTTAACATCAAATAATATTGGACTATATTCAACATTATTTACTAAACCCGATAAATTTTTAAATTCTAACTTAATTACTGATAAGACTCCTGGAACTGAATAAATTGTTGAAAGAATATTAGTGATTACGATGGGTTGATCGATTGAACTTTTCTTAGTATCAAACTTTTCTTTCAAAACTTTTAAAATGTTTTGTAAAACAATATTTCCATTCAATGATGGATCTACAGTAACATCAAAATTTATTCCGAGATTTATTATTTGAGCATCTAAAATTTCAATTGCATCTGTAATCATTCTATAAGGTGCAAGATATTTTCTTAAATTTTCTTTTAGAGTATCTGAACTGTGAACAAGCTCTGAGCTAGACGTTCTTGATATTATGTGCAATTGAGTCACTAAAGGATTGTTTGGATTCGGCCTAATTGCGGCTCTAAAAACTCTTCCAAAATTTGATGGAATTGAATATACTCTTGCTAATAAATCTTCTCTTGTAACTATTCTTTCTTGTGAATTTCTAAAACTGGGGATTAATGCTCTTAATTCATCAATTGTAGGAGAATTTTCTCCTCCGGTTGCTTGAACCTTATTTGTCACAGCAATACTTCTTCTAACTTCATTTATAATGTTTAATCCAGGATTAAGTGGAAAATCAATGTTTAATAAGCTAATTGAATTAATACCTCCTGGTGGAACGTTATGATTTAATCCTCCTCCATAACGATAAGTTACTGTTAATTCAGAATTTGCCGAATAAACTCCAAGAGTTCTTGTTTTTAACATTTGTAATGGGTTTATTGATACTCTTGAAAACGTTTTTGAGTAAGGAAATGATATTGCAAAATCAGATGGATCTGGTACTACGTCATCTTCAATACTAGAATCATCTCCACCACCAAATATAAGTGTTGTTGACCTATTTGCTAAATCTACATTTTCAATAAATCTATATGGTGCAGGAACAACTTTTAAAGAATCAGAAATTTCTTGTGAATCCCTTGAAAGGTTTAATACATTCCTATAAACAACATCATCAACAAGAGAATTAACTTGATAGTACACATTTCCTCTACTGTCACTTACTGAAAGAATATCAGTAATATTGTTTTGTGACAATGTTATCGGTTTAAAAGGAGTAAAGTTACCAAAGGAAAATGTTTCAGTTATTTCTTGTCCAGAAACACAAATTCCTGTCATTGCCATTGTAAAAGTTATTGGAGTACCATTTGAGGTTTTCTTTCCAACTTTAACATCTGCTACAAAGTTAACACCATCAGATTTTTTTATTGAAAAATCGATGTCAGAAAGTAAATTAAAACTTACACCATTCGTAGAAGTAAATATGGATCCTGCCTTTATAATAGGAATAGATTCAGGTGCAGGTTTTATTTCATTTGAAACAAACTTTGCTGGTACTTCCACATATATTGTTATCTCCACCGTTGCTGGTGATGCGCCATTTATTTTTACGCCGGCGCTTTTTATCATTCTTTCAATATTTCTTGTTTCTACTGCAAGTTCAGAATCTAACTCATTGTATTGATGATCAAGATAAAACGACATCACATC